TAATTTTACTAAAGTAAAAATGAATTACTCTATTGTTGCTCCTAGGATGTATAAAGGTAAAATACAGTCTTTAGTTAAACGTATAACTGGTTTTGCTGATATGATTCAGCTTACTCATTTAAAGCTGCAACAAGTGTTATCACGCATGGTGCCAGATGGCGTTTATCTTGATGCTGACGGCTTAGCTGAAGTTGATTTAGGTAATGGCACAAACTATAATCCACAAGAAGCTTTAAACATGTTCTTCCAAACAGGTAGTGTTATTGGTAGATCATTCACTCAAGAAGGCGACATGAATCCTGGCAAAGTGCCAATACAAGAAATAACTAGCGGCAGTGGTGGTAATAAAATACAAGCGTTGATCGGCAACTATAACTACTATTTGCAAATGATACGCGATGTGACCGGGCTTAATGAAGCTAGAGACGGTAGTATGCCTGATGATAGAGCTTTAGTTGGTATTCAAAAAATAGCTGCTGCTAATAGTAATACAGCTACAAGACATATATTAAACTCTGGCTTATACTTAACGTCTTCTGTTGCAGAGTGCTTGTCACTTAGAATATCTGATATAATTGAATATTCTCCAACTAAAGAAGCATTTATACAAAGCATAGGTGTTCATAATGTTGCTACGCTAGAAGAAATGTCTGATTTGCATTTATATGACTTTGGTATATTTATAGAGTTAATGCCAGACGAAGAAGAAAAAGCAATACTTGAAAATAACATACAACAAGCTTTGTCTCAAAATAGTATAGATCTTGAAGATGCTATAGACTTAAGAGATATTAAAAATATAAAGCTAGCTAATCAACTACTTAAAATACGTAGAAAAAAGAAAGGCCAAAGAGATCAACAAGTACAACAACAAAACATACAAGCTCAATCTCAAGCTAACGTTCAACAGCAACAAGCTTCTGCTCAGTTAGAAATACAAAAGCAACAAGCGTTAAAGCAAGCTGAAGCTCAACTAGCTCAAATGCAAGCTCAACTTGACGCTCAGAAGATGCAAGCAGACGCTGCGTTAAAAGCTCAGTTAATGGAACAAGAGTTTCAATATAATATGAAGTTGAGATCTATAGATGCCGATAATTTAAAGTCTAGAGAAAACAATAAAGAAGATCGTAAAGACGAAAGAACTAAAATACAAGCTAGCCAACAAAGCGAGCTTATAGATCAACGTAAATCAGGCAGACCACCTAAAAACTTTGAATCTTCAGGTAATGATATACTTGGAGGTGGATTTGATTTAGGAGCGTTTGAGCCTAAGTAATTAATTATATAATATTTTATCATGGAAGAGAATAACGAAAACGTAGTCGAAGAGACTACTCAAGAACAAACCGTAGAAACGGTTGATGAAAGTAAATTTAATAGTGCTGGCGATGACAGCGTTATAAAAATAGATTTAAATAAACCTGTAGAAAAAGATGCCACTAGAGAGCAAAGCACAGATGAGGTACCTGTTCGCGACGAACCCGAAGCTAGCGAAGAAGTACGTGAAGAAAACGTCGAAGAACAAAATGAAGAACCTGCCGGAGAAGAAGAGCAGGCCATTCAAGATGATCAACCCGCTGTTGAAGAAATAACAGACGAAGAAGTAGCTGAAGAAGTTGAAGAAGTTACTGAACAGGTTGAAGAAGCTATTGCTGAGTCGCAAGCTACAGGCAAGCCACTACCAGAAAATATTCAGAAGTTAGTTGACTTCATGGAAGAAACTGGTGGTGATTTAAAAGATTATGTTAAGCTAAATCAAAACTATTCAGATATGGATAGTTCATTAGCTTTAGAAGAATATTATCGTTTAACAAAACCTCACTTAACAGAAGAAGAGCGTAGGTTTTTAATGGACGAAACATTTTCATACGACGAAGACGTTGATGATGAAAAAGATATTAGAAGAAAGAAAATCGCTTTAAAAGAGCAAGTTGCCGAAGCGAAAGCCTACTTAGACGGGCAAAAGTCTAAATATTATGATGAGATCAAAGCTGGAAGTAAGCTCACTGATGAGCAACAGAAAGCAGTTGATTTTTTCAATCGATACAACAAAGAATCGAGTGAGCAAAAAACTGTAGCTGAAAAGCAACATAGAACGTTTTTAAATAAGACTAATCAATTATTCAACGACAAGTTCAAAGGTTTTGAATATAATGTTGGAGAGAAAAAGTTTAGATTTAATGTTAAAAACGCAGAAAATGTTAAAGAAACTCAAAGCGACATTAACAACTTTGTCAAAAAGTTTTTGAACGAAGATAATACAATGTCAGATGCTAAAGGTTATCATAAGTCGTTATTTACGGCTATGAACGCAGATACAATTGCACAACACTTTTACGAACAAGGTAAAGCTGATGCTCTCAAGGAGAGTGTTGCTAAATCTAAAAACGTGAATATGGATCCGCGACAACAGTTTAGCGGACAACCAAATACAGGTGGACCAAAGTTTAAAGTGTTAGGTAGTAACTCAAGCGATTTTAAGTTTAAAATTAAAAACAAAAAATAATTTAACTTTAAAAACATTTAATTATGTCAATTACAAATGCACCGTTGTTAAATAGTGTAGCTGCACCGCAGCAACAAACACTTGCTAGCAACTACATAGATTTTACAAGCAGCGACACTGCAGGGTGGGCGCAGCAATATTTACCAGATCTTATGGAAAAAGAAGCTGAGGTTTTTGGAAACAGAACTATCTCAGGATTTCTTTCACAAGTAGGAGCTGAAGAGGCTATGACAGCTGATCAAGTTGTATGGTCTGAACAAGGAAGATTACACTTATCGTACGTAGGTACTGTAGCTGTAGCTGACGATACTAACGGTACTTTTACTGTAGTATCTGATATTGATGGTAACGTTTTAGCTGACGGATTCGTTGTAGCTAATCACGGTGTTAGAACTAACGACGTAGTATTAATTGCTACAGCTGGTATAGTTACTAAGTGTTTAGTTGTTGAAACTCCAGACAGTGCTGTTATTTCAGTTGAGCCTTATGACAAAGCTGATTTAACTGGTCACGCTACAACTGCTAGTGGATCAATATTATTAGTTATTGGTTCTGAGTATGGTAAAGGTCAAGAGTACACAGATAATACTGGTACTTTTAGAGCTAGCAAAAGACAAGCTTTAGAGCCTACTTTCAAGTCGTTTACTAACAAGCCAATCATAATGAAAGATTACTATGAGATCTCTGGGTCTGATGCTTCTCAAGTAGGTTGGGTTGAAGTTTCTGGCGAAGAAGGACAAAACGGTTACTTATGGTACTTAAAAGCTGAAGGCGATACTCGTGCTCGTTTCACTGACTACTTAGAAATGTCTATGTTAGAAGGCGAATTAACAGCACTAAACTCTGCTATTGGTTTTGGTGACGATGGACAAATTAGAGGCGTTGCTGATTCTGGTACTGGTGGTTCTGGTACTGAAGGTTTATTTGCTGCTATAGAATCTAGAGGTAATCTTACTTCTGGTGTTACAGGTATTAATCCTGCAACTGACTTAGCTGAATTTGACGCTATCTTAGCAGAATTTGACAAGCAAGGTGCTATTGAAGAAAACATGATGTTCGTTAACCGTGCTACAAGCTTGGCTATCGATGATATGTTAGCTGCTATGAATTCTTACGGTGCTGGTGGTACATCTTACGGTGTATTCGACAACTCTGAAGATATGGCATTAAACCTAGGCTTTTCTGGTTTCCGTAGAGGATCTTACGACTTCTATAAGTCTGACTTCCGTTACTTAAACGATAAAGCAACTAGAGGCGAGATTAACCGTGTTGCTGGATCTGCTGCTATTCGTGGTGTTATTATTCCAGCTGGTGTATCTTCGGTATACGATCAATCTTTAGGAAAGAACCTTAAGCGTCCTTTCTTACACGTTCGTTTCCGTGCTTCACAAACTGATAACAGAAAAATGAAAACTTGGGTTACAGGTTCCGTTGGAGCTGCTACATCTGCTTTAGATGCAATGCAAGTACACTATTTATCTGAAAGATGTTTAGTTACACAAGGTGCTAACAACTTCATGTTAATGAAGTAAGCAATATTATTTAGGTCGAGGGCTTCGGTCCTCGATCTTTTTTTTTAATTTTTATTATATTATATCATGGCAAAAAAACAAACAAAGAAGGTTGAGGTAGCTCCTGAAGTAAAAGCTACTAATGAAATGGTTGAGGTTCTTATTGAGCAAGAAGTTGCTGAGCAAAAACCAAAGAGAGTTGAAAAAAAATATAAAACTCTTGAAGATGGATGGGAAATAAAAGACAGGATATACAAGCTTAAAGGTAATAAAAAACCTTTATCAAGATCTATTAGATCAGCTAATATACACTGGTTTGACGAAGACAAAGGTTACGAAAGAGAACTTAAGTATTGTCAAAATCAAAAAACAGTTTTCGTTGATGAAATGAAAGGTGATCAAAGACTAGAGCATATTGTTTTTAGAAACGGTATGTTAATTATTCAAAAAGAAAAAACAGTCTTACAAAAACTACTTTCTTTATATCATCCTGATAGAGACAAAATGTTCTATGAAGAAAAGCCTATTGCAAACGCTAAAAATGAAATAGAGATATTAGAGATAGAAATAGAAGCTTTAAATGCAGCTCAATCTATTGATATTGATATGGCTGAAGCAATTATGCGGGTAGAGATTGGATCTAAAGTATCAGACATGAGTTCTAAGGAGCTTAGACGAGATTTGTTACTATATGCTAAAAGAAACCCACTTTTATTCTTAGAACTTGTTAATGATGAAAATGTTGTATTAAGAAACTTTGGTATCAGAGCAACAGAGCTTGGAATACTAAAATTAACATCAGATCAGCGTAATTTCTTATGGGGATCTAATGATAGAAAGTTAATGACAGTTCCTTTTGACGAGCATCCTTATTCTGCTTTAGCTTCTTGGTTTAAGACAGATGAAGGTATGGAAGTCTATACTAACATAGAAAAGCGATTAAACGCGTAATCACTATATAGTAGAGCAGCCACTCTACGGGGTGGTTGCTTAACTATAAATAATGATAACGTGGTAAATATAGATACAGTATATCAAACAGTATTAGCTCTCGCTAATAAAGAGCAAAGAGGTTATATAACTCCTCAAGAATTTAACTTATTTGCTAATCATGCTCAGACATTAATATTCGAGCAATACTTTTACGATTTAAATCAGTTTAAAAGAGCACCTGGCAATCAGTCTAACTACGCAGACGCTTCAAGCATTATAGAAGATAAGCTTGCTATATTTGACGCTAGAGTTATATTGAATAGTGATTTGACACAAGTTCAAGAATCACAGTTTACTTTGCCAAACAATTTTTATAGATTAAAAAATATTCAAGCTGACTATGCTAATGATGAAGTTGAATATGTAGATATAGTTAATAGCCAAAAAACTATAGAAGTAACAACTGCTCAGAAAGCAAACGAAATAATACACGGAGGTCCACTAGTAAGGCCTACGCCTAATAGACCTATTTGTTATCTTAGTTCTGCTGCGGATGGTAATCAAACTTTAAATGTTTTTCCAGGCGTAGATATAGTAAGATTAGACTATACGTCTTCTCCTATTAGAGCTCAATGGGGATATGTGGTTGTTAATGAAAAAGCTTTATGGAATCCAAATACTTCTAATAATTTTACTCTACACGAATCTGAAGAGAAAAACTTAATTAATAAAATATTAAAGCTAGCTGGAGTTTCTATTGAAGATCCTGGATTAGTTCAAGTGGCAACTCAAGAAGAAATCAAAAACATAAGACAAGAAAAAGCATAATTAAATGGCATTATTAGACGGAAAAACACAAAGCGCTTATTATCAAGGCAGCGATTATGGAGGTTATCAATTTGTAACATTGCAAGATATTATCAGTCAATTTATGACTGTCTATGTTGGTGAAGAAAAACTTGTTAATAAAGCTAGTAGAACAGATATTGCTTTTCATGCTCAAAGAGCTTTAGCTGAGTTGTCTTTTGATACACTTAAATCTTTTAAATCTCAAAGTATTGTTTTACCTCCAACTCTTGTAATGACGCTTCCTCATGATTATGTTAGCTACACTAGAATGTTATGGTGTGATGAAGCTGGTATTAAAAGACCTTTATATAGAACAAATGATACGCAAAATCCTTTTCAAATAAAACAAAAAGCTAACGGAGCTTACGACTTTAGTGGTAATACTCCAATGATATTTAATGATAGCTTAAAAACTATTACTCAAGCTCAATTTGAAGATTCTTGGACTATTGGAGGTGGATATGAAAGACTTGTAGGTGATGCAGGTTATAACTTTTGGGAAAACACAGCTTCTAATAGTGTTGGTGTAATTACAGAAGTGCTTGCTACTGGACTTACTTTTAGAGTGCATCAATTACAAAGCATAGGTAATAAATATGGTGCAGCGCCTGCCGTTTATCAAAACATTACGGCTAACACTGGATTAGCAAAACTAAAAGCTAAAGCAATAACTCAAGCAGCTTCAGTTGTAACAGTTAATGATGGAACAAATGGTCAACCAGATTTTACTGGTTTAGGTGAAGGTGGTAATGAATTTACAGGACCTTTCACAAAGCCTGCTACAACAGTAAGAATTGGTGTTACAACAAAAATACCAGACAATAATGAGCTGTTAAATCCAAATGCTAGAACTACTAATGATAGTACGGACTTGTTTGATGTATTTGGTACAGATGGTACTACTATGTTTTTAGAGTGGACAAACGGTGAAGCTGAAGAAGAAAAAGAATTAGAATATGATCTTTCTTCTTACGGTGATCAACCTTTGTACTTAGTTGCTGTAGCTATAGTACCTTGGGCAGAAGGTGATGGTGGTGATTCAAGTATTGTATTATTTCAAGAGCCTAAATTAACTGAAGTAAGTATTGTTAATGGATTTCCTACTACAGAGCTAGAGCCAGAAACTGGTTATTATAGAAGTTCAATAATGTGGGAAAAATACAAAAGCCATGTTCCAAACGAAAACAATAACGACGACTATGCTAACGATGACTACCAAAGAGTTATGGATGAAAGATATGGTCTTGATCCTAGTAGAGCTCAAACTAATGGTTCATTTTATATAGATGATCTTTACGGCAGAATACATTTTAGCTCTAACGTTTCTGGAAAAACTGTAATATTAGATTACATAAGCGATAGTCTTGGCACAGAAGATGAAATGCAAGTTCATAAGTTTGCAGAAGACGCTATGTACAAATGGATAACTTATGGTGTTCTTTCATCTAAGATTAATATACCAGAGTATGTAGTTCAAAGAGCTAGAAAAGAAAAAATAGCAGCTACAAGAAAAGCTAAACTAAGACTATCAAGCATTAAATTAGAAGAAATTACTCAAATACTTAGAGGAAAGTCTAAGCAGATAAAGCATTAATTTATGGCGGAATTAAAAAACAACTTTTTTCAAGGTAAAATGAATAAAGACCTTGATCAAAGAATTTTACCTAAAGGACAATATAGAGATGCAATGAACATACAAGTTACTTCGTCTGATGAATCAGATGCAGGTACAGTTCAAAATATTCTTAGCAATGAGTCTATGTCAAACATTGCAGCTTTCGATGGATCTTGTAGATGCGTAGGTAGTATAGCTGATCCATTAACAGACCATGTATATTGGTTTGTTCGTTGTGATGATCGCGATAGCATTGTTAGATATTCAGAAAGAACAGATGAATCTGTAATTGTTGTATCTGATTTAAGTAGAGTTTTAAATTATGTTGATGAAGATAATAATCCTGTAGATGTTCCTAGTTTTTTAAACTTTACAGGTGAGCAAATAACAGCTATAAATATAATAGATAATTATTTGTTTTTCACTGATGGTAACAGTGAACCTAAAAAAATAGATTTAAGTAAAGATTACACTAACTATGGTTTTGGAGAAAACGGTGTAGTAATAGGTACGCAACAGTCTTTTAGACATCACTCTGTGTTTAGAGTTAATGACATAGAGTCTGGTTTTTTAACAGAAGCTGATATAACTGTAATAAAGAAAAAGCCATCGTTAGCTCCTTTAGTTAGAATATCTTCATCAGATTCAGAGCCTGAAAAAAGTATTTTTAAAAAAGATATACCTAGATTTTGCGTTAGATATAAATATGACGATAATCAACTTTCAGCTTTTGGACCTTTTACTCAGCCTGTATTTAATGCTGCTTACGTAGAAGCTAGTAAAGAATTTTTTAGTAATCAGTCTATATATTACAATGCTAATACTTTTTACGATGACAAAGAGTATTATAACACTGCAATGCTAAATTATATATCTTCTATTGAATTATATAATTTTGTTCAAAGCGATACTCCAGCTGATGTTATAGAAATTGAACTTCTTTATAAAAATGAAAACTCTAACGTAATATATTCTATTGCTAAAATTAAAAGATCTGATCCTGAGTGGGTTTTACTAGGGGATTATTATTCAAACGACATACAAATAAACTCTGAGTTTGAAAATGCTACTGGCTCTTACGTAATAAGTAGTGAAAATATAACTGCTGCTATAGCAGAAGATCAATTTTTAAGACCTTACGATAATGTTCCAAAATTAGCTAGAGCTCAAGAAATAGTTGGTAATAGATTAATTTACGGAAATTATACTCAAAATTACAACGTAGATACAGTTGACTTATCAGCTAACTACGAGTCTAATTCTAGCTTTAGATTTGGATCTACATACAATACAGATTCATTAAATAAAACTTTAAAGTCTCAAAGAAAATATCAAATAGGTGTATTGTTTGGAGATGAATATGGTAGAGAAACTCCTATATTCACTTCAGCTAATGGCTCTGTTAATGTTGATTGGCAAACACAAGGTTATGCAGAAAGTGTAGATGCTGCAGGAAATCCTGTTGGATTAGGCCTTGAAACAATTTTAAACGCATCTTCTTTTAATAGATTAACAGTTTCTTTAAATTCTATAGTTCCTGAATTTGCTTCATATTATAAGTTTTATGTTAAAGAGTCTTCTGGAAATTATTTTAATTTACTATGTGATAGAGTTTATATACCTTTTGTACATAATCAATTTGAAAATAACGAAGATCACATATACCTTGCTTTTCCTTCAAAAGATAGATCAAAGCTCACCGAAGATGACTATATAATATTAAAGACAGTATTAAAAAATCCTTCGTATCAAGTTGCGCAAGAAAATAAATACAAAGTTATTGATATAAGTAACGAAGCTCCTAAGTCTATTTCTTATAAATTTT